ACAGCAGGCACAGGCCGACTAGTGCAATCATCGCCCGCAACAGCCACCGCGATATCTCGCGCGGCTCTCTGTGACTCCAGTGCGATCTGGTGCTTTGCATTTCGATTAGCCTCCACCGCCTGATTCATGATGTTGAGCGTCAGCATCACGTTGTCTGTAATCGCCTGAGCTTCCCCGGCATCACGCTGTGACCATTTGGCCTGCCACGCTCGATCAGCCTCAGCCTTTCCATCTGCATGGCCAGCGGCATAGCGCCAGGACGATAGCCCCCAATACGACAAAGTCACCGCCGCGATTAGCGCCAGTGGCTTCCATAACCGTTCACCAACCATGTAATCCCACCCTTGATAGTGATGACCGATGCGATTTTCTTCGCATCATTCAAGGCCTGAACACTGCCACCGCTATTTTTGTAGTGGCGTTAAACAAAAGCCATCACGAACCCAGGCGCCGCGCCATCCAACGCTGGGATAGTCGGGTTAGCTCAACCTTTCGCTGCAGGTAATCCATCCCCATATCCAGCAGGGTTATATTGGTGCTTTCCAGATAAGACAGATGCTCCAACTGCTCGGCATTCATCGAGTCACGCGGATCCCCAACCAACCCATTCATACCCGCCCATTGCTTCGCAGTAAGGCCTCCCAGGACGATGCGGGAGATCATGTTACTTTCGTTGCTATAGTGGTGAGACTGCGTCGCCTTGCCCTGCTCAGCCCTTACCGATTCCAACGCAGAACACATCGGCTTAAACAGGTTTGCCACTCCGATGCGAGCCTTTAGCTTGCGACGATAGCGCGCGGCGGCCTCTGGGGCGGTGAGCTGTAACGCCTCTTCACACTGGATGAAGTAACGACGGATGGCGCGCCCTTGTTCACTACGCTCAACCATTGCCAGCTCTTTGGCTGTGTTCAGCGTCAACAAGTAATCATGCTCTATTTGTTGGCGAGATTTTGCGCTCGCCCGTTTTGGCGAGCTCAAATTTTCAACAGCGATGTAATCAACTCCAACCACGAAGCCGTATTGGCTAACCCGCCCTTTAACCCAGTTGGTGAAGTCTCGGCCAACCCCCAAAGCACCATGCAGTGCTCTGGCACTCACAATATTGGTTTCACGCTCACCGATCCGGCCACTGACAACAGGAACAATGTCAGCGAACTCATTAACGACATGATGATTGCTTGATGCGTCGGTATAAGAAGATGCTACAGATGTGTTCATATCGATGGTTACCTTATAGAAACAAGCCTCGTTGCCCAGAAACGTCGCCCACAGAGAGGTCGCCACCTATAACGGCGTTTCTCCGAGGCCTGTTTCTATAAGGCTCTGTGTGATTGTTTACGCCGGGCATGGCGCAGATACGAAAAAGCCCCGGCATAGCCGAGGCTCTTGGATACACGTCAGATATGGTTAAGACAGAGCGACCCGCTCACGCAGCCAGCCGTACAGAAACGCCTCGTTAGCTGGTCGCGCCTCTGATAGCTCGATGTAGCGAGCCCCCTGGCAGCAGTTCAGCGCCTTGAGCAATACCGCCTCGCCGTCATGTCCACGCTTTGCGAGATAGGCCCGCAGGGCGTTGGCCGTGCGATTACCGATAACCCCATCTACCTGCAGGTCAGGATAAAGGCGCCCGCTATCGTTCAGGGCGGTAAGGCAACGCTGTAGCATCTTGGCCGCTACCGATGGTCCCATGTTAACGCCAGTATCGAGCAGCTCCGCGGCGACGGGTTGAGAAACGACGTCGATCAGATCAAAGCGTGGGCTTTCCCAATAATCTGCGCGATAGATGCGCAGCGCCTGATCGCGTGACAGCATGCTGATATCACCGGTATAGCCGTTTGCTCGCGCCGTTTTCTCTGTAATACCCCAATTCGTCGGGCCACCACGATCAGCGGGATGGTTAACGTATCCGCCCTCACGCTTGAGTAGCCCATCAAAAATTTCATCTTTGGTCATCGCGAAGCCCCCCGAAATAACTGCATAACATTCCCCTTAGCTCTCATCACCAACGCCATGAAGAACACGTTGATGATCGTCTCGGATATGTCGACAGCGTGATACACGCCGATCAGCACCCGGAACGTCACCGATGCCGACGCCACAATCAGTACATAGGCCAGAGCAGCGCCCAGGCGCTTATGCTGCGAGCCATTACGACGAAACAGCAGCAGCCGCATGGCGATTACCCCGCACACAGCTGCATTGATGTGAAGCAGAAACAGATCGATCGTCACTTGCCACCCCCTTTAAAATTCAGGGGCGGCGGGTTCTTGGCTTTCGAGATGATGAACATTAGCACCCAGATAACGCAGGCACTCGCCACCAACGCGCCGATCGGCTTATCGACTACGACCTGGTCAGGGAGAAACCAATCGATAATCGATGCCGTAAACCCTGCCGCAATAACCCCCATCAGGAACGACACAAAGCCAAAAGCGATGCGCTTCCACGCGGGAAACTCCACAGCCGATAGGACAAACACAACGGCCCCCGCAAACGCCGCAATGACTACGCCAGCGTCCGCACCGGAAAAGATCCCGACAAACGTCACCCCAGCCAACGCCCCGGCAGCCGACCCCGTACCGGTTAGCGGATCACTCATGGATAGCTCCTTTTGTTCGCGCTCAGCGAACGCTGGGCGATAGTTGATTGCTCACCCAGGCAAGCAGAGAGCGCGCCACTAATGGCCACTCATTGGAAAGTAGTATTGGTTATCGCAACCGCTGACGAGCCATGGTTAATCTATACTTTGAAATAGATATTTAAGGTATGGCTGGTTAATCATGGTCTGGGAGGCGGCATGGATTACGAGACGAAATCAGAGTTAGACCAAATAAAAATAATGATGGTTGTCAGAGAGCAGGCCGTTAGCCTTATATTTCACAACATAGTAAAAACAATTGAGCGTATCGACCCATCAGGCCATCTGGTAAGGGAGCTCAAGAGCGACATCAACAATTCACTAACATCATTGCATCACGGTAATGATTTAAAGACATTCATTAACAGGCTAATGGATTATCCAGAAGGAACATCCTCTGGATTTCTGGTTAAAGATAAAAAAAGTTTTCTGGACTGAGCGATGACCTATCGCTTATTGACAAACCAAACCCACGATGCGCGCCCATCGGCATCGTTTTAATCGTATACCAGCACTGCTACGGACAAAAACGAAAAACCCGCTCAATGGCGGGTTAATCAAATTCGTTTCGCTTTTGCTGTCTGCCGAGCCGGCGCAGCTTCGCTAAGCGTATATCAAAATACTAACTTTTTCGGTAAGAATGTCAACTGTCTTTTTTTAACGCATCCCGCAGCGGCTTAAACAGCGCAAACTCAGCAGCCGCTAACCACGCATTCACCCGGTTCTGATGCGTTCTCAGGCACGCGCTAGGGTCTTTCTCATGCCGCTCTACAGCAATCTGATAGCAGCTCTTCCGATGGCAATAATGATCCTTGATTACCCTCAACTGGCCCGTACCTAACACCCTTGCAATCACTCCATCAATCACCACCCCCTCATCATCGCTCAGGAATAAAAGGCTACTGGCAGCGCGATCGCCTTTGATGCAGTCGAAAATGGCCTGCAATTCTTCACTCGTTATTCCTGAACGCACCAGCTGCCGCTTGGCCCTCAGCAATGCTGCTTTTGAGATCGTAGGGTCACAAATCAGCTTTGACAGAATACCAGCAGCCCCTTGGTTACGTCTTACCAGCGCCCAGCGACCCCACATACGCAGGCGCCCCTGCAGCCACACCCGATCCAGAGTCCGCAGTTTCAAATCACTACCATTGGCCGTAGCCACACAATCAGGATAAAACATCAGCTATCTCCACACATTAAGCTGTAAAAATTGCGCCGATACCCAGCGCCCTATTGAGGAATTGCACTAGCAGCTCTATCTGGCTGCCGTGCTGCCGCTCCCAGGTACTGACGTCCCGGTGCAGCTCGTCGTGACACCGCCGGCATAGCGGGATCACATACAGGTCATGGGTCTTGGTTCCGACACCACCCAACCCTAGACCTGAATTGATGATGTGATGCGGATCGTCAGCAGAACTACCGCACCCACTGCACTGCTGAATCTTCACCCAGCGCAAATATGTCGGGCACTCCCAGCGCTGCAGCTTGGGGCGCAGCATAAAGCCTGCCGCCGGTGCTTCATCCGCCGCCAGCTTGATCACCGGCTTCATTTTCTCCTGGGGGATGGAGGCTTCCGCCGCCTTCACCTTGGCAGCCAGAACCCCCTGAGCCGTTGGCCGATCCGGGATGATGGTTGACTCGCTCATCACGCCAGTGATCTCCTCCGGCTCTACGCCAGTGATCCGGCGCGCAATGCCTCCGGGGATCAGGTCAGTGACACCGAACTCCAAGGCCCACCAACACAGCTCTGGCTCAGTCAACTGATGCCCTTCCGGCATCTTGAGCCCACGGCGGGCAGACTCGATCACCCACTCAGCACGGTTTTTCTCGCACAGCTCTATAAACAACTTGCCATCAGTACCGCGCATGGCGTTGTCGCAGGTCCAACACAGCCTGGCTCCACCATGCTCGCCATCGGTATTGGTCAGCTGTATGTCGTGGTATCCATCGCGCACACCTTTCCACTGGCAGTAGTGGAAATTTTCCAAATATTCCGAAAAGTTCATGTACAGGCCCGCAGCTTTCTGCACGCGCTCATGTGCAAAGAAGGGACGCCACACCGGATCCGCCGCGATTAGCTGCTCAGACACCAGTTCGCCGGCGGGGCTGTCATGAAATGCCGCGGGTACATCGGCCAGCATCACGCGCTGGCCATCGGTGAAACGGCGCGTCAGTTTTCCGGTTTTCAGCAGGACAACGCCAGCACTCCGCTGCGGGTACGCGGTAAACAGCATGCGCATTACGCTGTCTCCCGAATCCGAATACCACGAGCAGTACCGCGGATCAGCTCAATGGCGCCACTGCGGCTCAGCGCCTTGAGGTGATCCT